GAATACACGGTGGACTTTATCGCTACGGATGCCGCTGGTAGAGCTGGGTACAGTAAAAAGACAGCGGCACAGCAGGGGCATAACCTGTTGCAAATGCCGGAGATCCAGGAGGCAATCAGAAAGGAATGTGCAGGCCGACAGGAGCGGACTGAAATCACGGGTGATATGGTCATTGGTGAGCTGGCCAAAATTGCCTTTGCCAACGGCGCAGATTACGCCCGTGTTGTGGGTAGGACTGTGAAGGCGACGAAGACCGACGATTTGACCAAAGACCAGAAGGCGGCCATATCCTGCATTGAAAAGACAAAGTTCGGTATAAAGGTCAGCACATACGACAAGGTGAAGGCCCTGGAGCTGTTGAGTAAATACTTGTGCCTGTTTGATAATAACGGTGGCGGGAAGGACGGAGGCGTTACCATTGTCGATGACATATAGACTGGCGGAGGTTATGCCCCCCGCCTTTTTTGACCTCCACCGCCAGATCAAGGCTGGAACCGTCAGCGAGGCTCTGTGTAAGGGAGGGCGTGGCGGGGCCAAGTCCTCCTGGATCTCCGAGGAGATAGAGACCCAAATGCTGAAGCACCCAAACACCCATGCGGTAGTCCTCCGACGCAAGGATAACACCCTGCGTCGGTCTGTCTATAACCAGTATCTTTGGGCGCTGGATCAGTTGGGCATGAGGAAGAAGTGGAAGGCCACGGTCAGCCCCATGGAGTTGACCTATCTGCCCACGGGTCAAAAAATCATGTTCTTTGGTCTGGATGATCCAGGCAACCTGAAGTCCATAAAGCTGCCCTTCGGATATGTGGCCTATATCCACTTCGAGGAGCTGGATCAATTTGACGGCCCTGAATCCATCCGAAATGTGGAACAGTCCCTTTTGCGTGGTGGCCCCATCGCTATCACCTTCAAATCCTTCAACCCGCCGGCCAGTGCTTCCAACTGGGCCAATAGGTACGCACTGGAGCCGAAGCCGGGGCAGGTTATCCATCACAGCACCTACCTCGACACGCCCCCAGATTGGCTTGGCCCCCGGTTTATCGCAGACGCCGAGCAACTGAAGATGATAAACCCCACCGCATACCGCAACGAGTATCTGGGGGAAGTCACTGGCAGCGGCGCCAATGTCTTCGACAATGTGAAACTGGAGCCTATATCGGACGATCTACTGGCTGGCTTTGACCGTATCTACATGGGCGTGGACTGGGGCTTCTACCCTGACCCCTGGGCATTCAACAAAATGCACTATGACCCCGCCCGCATGACGCTTTACATCTACGACGAAGCCCGGGAATACCGCAAGGGCAACGAGGCCACCGCCAGGATCCTCCGTGAGGAACATGGTGTGACGGCTGACGACCTCATAACAGCGGACAGTGCCGAACAGAAGAGCGTCGGGGACTATAAGAGTTTCGGCCTCTGGTGCCGGGGGGCAATCAAAGGCCCCGGCAGTGTAGATTATTCCATGAAGTGGCTGGGGCGGCTGTCTGCCATCATCATTGACCCTGTGCGCTGCCCCCACACGGCAAAGGAGTTCAGCGAATACGAATTTGAGAGAACAAAAGACGGAGAGCTGATCTCTACCTATCCAGACCGGGATAACCACCACATTGACGCCGTGCGGTATGCGATGGAAACGGTGTGGAAACGCAGGGGGCAATAACTATGTTTCAAAGATTTATTTCATGGCTGAAAGGAGCGTGGGGCCGAATGTTTGGCTTTGATAGCGTGGCCAGCACTCTCGAAGGGGAAGTTCTGGTCAGCTCCAAAATGCAGTCTGCCATTGACAAGTGGTGGAAAATGTTTGAGAATCGGCCCCCCTGGGTATCCGAAGAGGATGTCCCCACCATTAGTCTGCCGTCAGCGATAGCCGGGGAGATTGCCCGACTGGTGACTGTGGAGGCCGATAGTGAACTGACCGGCTCCCCCCGGGCTGAATACCTTAACGGCCCTTGGCAGGAGATGATGGGCGACCTTCGGAAGCAAATGGAATTTGCCGCCGCTGGCGGCCATCTGGTCTTTAAGCCCTATGTGGACGCCAACGGCCTGACCTTCGATTTTGTCAAAGCTGGCCGCTTCATTCCTACCACATATAGCGGCCGGGGCGGAATTACCGGCGGCGTGTTTGTCGAACGGCTGCGCCGTGGCCGGGTGTGGTACACCCGCTTGGAGCGGCATGAAATGACCCCGGCGGGGTACATCATCACCAATCGGGCATTTTCTTCGGGCGAAGAGACGCAACTGGGAAAAGAAATCCCGCTGACACAAGTGCCGGAGTGGGCAGAACTGGCCCCGGAATTGACCATCTATTACAAAACCGTTGACGCTGGTGGGCAGGAAGGTATGAGCCTTCTTGAATACCCCCTGTTTGCGGTATTCAATCTCCCGATGGCCAACACCATCGACCCTGACAGCCCCCTTGGGCCGTCCATATATAGCCGGGCTGCTGGCCCCATTGAAGAGGCTGACCGCCAATATGGGCGCACCCTGTGGGAGTATGAGGGCGGCGAACTGGCGGTTGACGCTTCGGCGGGGGCGCTTCGGGCAGATAAGAATGGCCGCAAGGATCCCGGCACCGGGCGGCCCGTGATGGATATGCCCCACGGCCGGGAAAGGCTGTTCCGGGAACTGAACATTGACAAAGGCACCGGCGGAGACCTGTATGAAGTTTTCACCCCAACTTTGCGGGATGGTTCGCTATTCAATGGACTGGATAAACTGCTGAAGCGGATAGAGTTCAACTGCTATCTGTCCTATGGCACCCTGTCCGACCCCCAAAGTGTGGAAAAGACCGCCGAGGAAATCAAGTCCTCGAAACAGCGCAGCTATTCCGCCGTGTGTGATATTCAGGGCGCATTGGAGACCACATTGCGGCGTGTCGCTTGGATCATGGACTTCTATGCTTCCCTGTATGGGCTTGCCCCGGATGGAGAGGTTACACCCACCTTTGTGTGGGGGGACGCTATTACCGTAGACCTTGACCGAGAGCGGGAGCAAATGCGTCAAGACTGCCGGGACGGAGCCGCACAGTGGTGGGAGTACCGCATGAAGTTCTACGGTGAGACCGAGGAGGAAGCCAAGGCTATGGTGGCCGCCGGGAAAGAAGACGAGAAAGACGACGATGATCTGATGGGCTTCGGCTCCCCGAAGAGGTGATCCCATGTTGCGGCCTGAATATCTGGAGCGGCTGCCAGACAGAATGGTGGAACTGTATGCGGAGGTAGAAGCCGACATTCTGTGTAACATGGCCCGCCGGATCGCCGCCTTTGACGACTTCATACCCGCAACGCAATGGCAGTACCAAAAGCTGGTGGAGATGGGAAGCCTGCACCAGGACATTGTGAAGGCACTGTCCTCCGTGATGGGTACGACGGAAAAGCACATCCAGCAGCTTATGACCGAGGCGGGTATGGAAACCTTGGCCTTTGACGACCAGATATATACCGCCGCCGGATTGAACCCGACCCCGCTGGCTGTGGATCCACAGCTTCAGGCGGTACTCGATGATGGCCTACGCATTACCAAGGGGCTTTTTGAGAACCTGACCAAGACAACGGCAAGCACAGCCACCAGGCAATTTGAGAGGGCGCTTGATCGTGCGTGGCTCCAAATCCAGACCGGGGCCTTCTCTTCGCAGCAGGCCATAAATATGGCAATCAAGGATTTGTGCAAGCAGGGGGTGGGGGGCAAAACTGGCCCCCCGTCTATCCGTTACCCCAGCGGCCACATCGACAAGCTGGATGTATGTGTGCGCCGGGCAGTGCTTACAGGGGTAAACCAGGCGGCGCTACGCCTTCAGATGGCCCGGCTGGATGAAATGGGCTGTGACCTCGTAGAGGTGTCTGCCCATGCGGGCGCCCGTATCGGGGATGGCATGGAAAACCCCGGCAACCATGCTTGGTGGCAGGGCCGGGTATTCAGCAGATCAGGGAAGAGCGACAAATACCCCGATTTTGAGGAATGTACTGGCTATGGCACCGGCGAGGGGCTGGGTGGCTGGAATTGCCGTCACAGTTTCTTCCCGTATATTGAGGGCGTGAGCCGCCCCGCTTATACCGAGGAGGAACTGGAAGAGCTGAACGCCCCGAAGTATCCATACAATGGGAAAATGCTGACCGAGGCCGAGGCTGTGGCCAAGCAACGCAGTTTTGAGCGCCAGATAAGGCACTGGAAGCGGGAGAAGGCGGCAATGGAAGCGGCGGGTCAGGACGGCTCTGAAGCCGCCGCATACCTGCGGAGGGTTTCTGCAAAATATCGGGACTTCTTGGCTCAGACTGGACTAAAGCGTCAGTATGAGCGGGAAGCGGTTGAAAGCGGTGGAACAGAGGCCCCCAAAAAACTGCCGCCCGCCAAACCGCCCCGGGCTTCTACTTCTGAACCACCCAAAGCCCGGGAAAATAGCACGGTCAAAACCGATGTAACAGCCGATTACCAACAGGCGGCTACGCCTGGGGATGGGGCTATTACATACGAAGAAGGCTACGATGTAGACAGCCACCAGCAAGAAAGCACCGTTGCCAAATGGCTACATGACCACTTTGGTGGTGATATAAGGCTTCTGCAAGAGATCAATCAAGATGGCGTAAAAACGCCTGATTTCCTGTGGAAAGGGAAATTGTGGGAGCTTAAAACTCCGACAACGGAAAAAGCGGCAAATCACGCCATAAGGCAAGGCCTGAAACAGATAGAAAAGGATCCCGGTGGGATTATCCTGGACTATCGTGGGCGTTCTATTGATTTGGAGCGGCTGGAAGAAGTTGTCCGCAAGCGATTGCAATGGAGACCAGATCGGCCAAGCCTTGACATTATGATTATCCTGTCGGATGACGATGTAAGGATCTGGCGGTACCAAGACAGCAAATGAGGCGTCCCCCCCGCCCAAATAGCAGAGGTTACGCCTCACTGGTAAGGTAAATGAATACCTCACCAGTATTATACCCCACACCGCTTGAATTTGCAAGCGGTCTTTTTTGTATAACCCCGGCGATGTGCTGGAGTTTATAAATTTGCCTTTGTGCCGGGCGTAACAATGGCGCACCGCAAGGGGAAGCGACCCCCGTACCAAAGCATAGCGGAGAAAGGAACATTATGAAGCGTGAATTTCTTGAAACTCTGGACTTGGGGGAGGGCGTGAAACTTCCCAAGTCCGCCGTTGACGCTATCATGGCTGAGAACGGCAAAGACATCGAGGCTGCCAAAGCCCCCGTCGCTACCATTACCGCCGAAAGGGACAGCCTGAAGGCTCGTTTGGACGAGGCCAACGGGAAACTGGAAGGGTATGACCCCGAGTGGAAAGACAAGGTGTAGAAGGCCGACAAAGACGCCAAGTCGAAGATTGCCGAGGTTCAGGCGGACGCCCTGATCCGGGATTGTCTGTCCGGCATTGAGTTCACCTCCAGCTTTGCCCGGGATGGGGTCACTGCCAAGGTAAAGGCGGCGGGGCTGAAGATGTCGGAGGATCAGAAGTCCCTGCTTGGTCTGGACGACCTTATGAAGGAAATCCGGGAGAAGAACCCCGACGCCTTCAAGGAAGAGACCAAAGGCGGCGCTGGCGCCGGTGCCGCCGGAACCAAAACCCCCTTCGCTGCTGCCGGTACCCAGACCGCCGGCGGTGCGGCAAAGGCCCAGGAACCTGGAAGCCTGCGTGACGCCCTCGGCGCTGCGCTGTTTCCCAAAAACAACTAAAATTTTGAAAGGAAGTATGAATTATGGCACAGTTTACTCTGGCTGACGCCAAGAACTTGTCTCAGGACAAGTTGACCAACTATGTGATCGACGAGTTCCGCAAGTCCCCTCTGCTGGACGCTATGGTTTTCGACGACTGCGTGAAGCCCCAGGGCGGCTCCAGCATGACCTATGTCTACAACCGGGTTACCACCCAGCCCACCGCTTCGGGTCGTGCCATCAACAGTGAGTTCACCCCCCAGGAGGCCAAGACCACCCCTGTGTCCGTCGGCCTGAAGGTCTTCGGCGGTGCCTTCAAGTTGGATCGGGTGCTTCAGAACGACGAGCGCCAGGTGCTGGATCTGATGGCCTTCCAGATGGAGCAGAAGTTGAAGGCGACCCGCAGCCTGTTCGCTGACTGGTTCATCAACGGTGACAGCGCCGCTGACGCCACCGCTTTTGACGGTCTGGACAAGGTGCTGACTGGCTCCAACACCGATAAGACGCTGCCCGTTGCTCTGGATCTGTCCACCGCCGAGGCCATCGAGAAGAACTGGAAGGCGTTCCTCTACCACCTGCGGCAGACCATCAAGCTGATGGACGGTACGCCCTCCATCCTGGCCGTCAACAGCGATATGTTTGCGGTCTTCCAGACCATCGCCGATTTCTCCACCCAGTTTACCCAGACCCGGAACGAGTTGGGTGCTGAGATCGTGAAGTATGGCAATTCCATCATCATGGATCTGGGCGACAAGCCCGGCACCAGTTCCCCCATTATCGGCGTCAGCGAGGAAGGCACCACCGACCTGTACCTGTGCCGGTTTGGTCTGGACGGTGTGCATGGCGTGACCCCCGACGGCCAGCAGGCCCCCAACATCTACCTGCCCAATATGCAGCTTCCCGGCGCTGTGAAGAAGGGCGATGTGGAGATGGTGGCCGCCACCGCTGTCAAGGCCACCCGCTCCGCCGCTGTTCTGCGTAACATCAAGGTCAGCGCCTAAAGGAGGGCAGAGATATGAGCAAGTACAAAATTACGGCCCCCGTGACCGTGACTGGCCCCGGTTGGGGTCTGGCCTTCGTGAACGGTGTGGCCGGGACTGACAACGAGGCTCTGGCCAAGAAATTGTCCAGTAAGGGCTACACTGTGGAGGTCGAGGCCTCCTCTGCTGCCTTTGTCTGCCCCGTGTGTGGCAAGGGGTATCAGTCCGAGAGTGGTATGAAGAACCACATGAAGAAGGAACACCCTGACTTCAGGCCCGAGGATCCCTCTACCACCGACCAGGGGCAGGATACTGACCCCGACAAAGACCCCGGCCAGGGGCAGGGCGAGGAGTAAGGGAGGAGGACACCGGCATGGCGTATGTAGACTTTGAGTTTTACCAGAATACCTACAAAGGCGACACCGTGCCGGTGTCCGCCTTTGATAAGTGGGCAGAAAGAGCCAGTGAGTACCTGAACGCAGACAGTGGCGGACTTGCCGCCACTGCCACGGGTGAGGCGATGGAGGCAGTGAAACGGTGCTGCTGCGCCGTAGCGGAAGCGTTATATACTGCCCAGCTTCAGGCCGAGAATGGAACGCCTGACGGCGCCGTTTTGAAGGCGGAGACCGTTGGCTCCTGGCGGCAAGAGTATGAACTGACTGCCGACGCCACGAAAACCCTGGACACCCGGGTGTATGACATAGAAAATCGGTATCTGGGGGCTTGGGGCCTTCTCTATCGGGGGGTGCGTCCCTGTGTTCACTGACACCATCACCCTCTACAACCGTTATATGGAGAACGGCCGGGAACGGTGGAAACGCCATGTCCTGACCGGGGTAAACTGGACGGATACCGTTGGCTCCACTGTCAGAAAGACCGGGGTGGTACCGGCTCACTCCACAACCTTGATTATCCCCAAGGCCGTGCTGGTTGACTATGTGCCGCCGGTTGAGTTTTCGGCCTTGGAGGACAAATCTGGAAAGTGGACGGTAGCCCCAAAGGACACTATGGTGCTTGGGGCTGTCGATGTGGAAATCTCCACGACCCCCAGCAAAGACTTGATTGGTGTGGAGAAGGTTCGGCAGATCCTCAATGTGGATGGCCTGCTGCATGGCAGGCTGGCCCATTTGGAGGTGAGCGGCAAATGAAAATTGCCGTAGTCAGCCAAATCAACGCCAGTACCCTGCTCAAAGCGCATGGGGTGAGCGGGAAGAAATTGCAGGCTATGCTCATTGACGAGTGCGTGAAAGAAATGGATCGCTATGTGCCAATGAACACTGGCCTGACAAAAAACACCCGCCGGATCGAGGACGACGGCGTGACCTATTTTGGCCCCCATGTCCGATACATCTACAATGGCTTGCTTATGGTGGCTCCCAGTGGGTCAGCTTGGGCAAAAGAGGGCGAACGCAAGCACTTGACCGACCAACCGTTGTCTTACCACGGTGCCCCAATCCGGGGCGCCTTTTGGGACGCACGAATGTGGGCGGATAAGGGTGACACGATTTGCCGCCGTTTGGCTCAAAAGACAGGAGGAAGCCCCCTATGAGTAAGAGCATTTTGAAAGCCTTAAAGGTGTATCTGAGCCAGTTTGACGGGATGGAACTGCGGCCTTTGTCGGAGATCCTGACCGACCGCCCGGAAGGGCCAGCCTCCAGCTATGCTATTGCCCCTGCTGGAAGCGGGGATACATGGCAGGATGTGACTGGTCAGCGGCACTACCGCAACAGCTATGTGTTTTATGCACTGGAGCGGGTAGACGCCGAAGCTGACCGGGAGGAAAACTGGGACTTCCTTGAAGCCCTGACGGAATGGCTTGATGACCAGGCGTATGAAGGGAACTTCCCCAAATTGCCGGAAGGTTATGAAGCGGAGAGCCTGGAGGTGGCCAATGCCATGCTTCTGGATCTCGATGAACACGGATACGGCACCTATCAGGTGCAAATCCAACTTGAATTTTTCAAAGGAGGAAACAAAAATGCCTAAAGATGTGGCTTTTATTCCCGGCGCTGGCTATATCAAGCGTTCGGAAAGCAAACTGTTCGCCAATGTCGGTACCGATGAGGCCCCCGAGTGGGAGCTTCAGGGCGACCGCAACGAGGAACTGACCCATGAGCTGAACCCCAATGTGGAGAGCGGCGAGGATGTCACCGGCCAGACCTACGCCGATCTGGACAAGTACGAAGAGGAGACCGCCGTGGAGACCTACCGTGCCAAGCGGGACAGCAAGTGGGCTGTCGTCCTCTATAACATCATCAAGTACCGCAAGACCTTGACCGATGTGGTTCACCAGTTCCTCATCGTCAATACCTTCGCCGGTGCCGATGGTGCGTATGACGCCTGGTTGCAGAAGGGCGTGGTGGCCGTTCAGAGCCACGCCGGTGACACCAAGGGCATGAATATGCCCTACAATATCCACTGGACGGGTGAGCGTATCCACGGCACCTTCGATCTGGAGACGCTGACCTTCACGCCCAGCGACGATACCGCCGACGCTCCCAAGGTGCAGAGCGCAAGCGGCGCAGCCAAGACCACGGCCTCGACTGCCAAGGCCTAAACCTATTTCAGGAAGGAGAAGTGATGAATTATGGCACTTAACATTACAACTGGTGTGTCCATCCCCGTGACCCGTGACGATAAAGAGGTGGGCGTACTCCATTTCAATCCCAACGATGTGGCCTTCTCTGAAAAGGTGTATGACCTGATCGGAGAACTGGACGCCGCTGACCGGGAATACCACCAGAAGGCCACCGCTCTGGAGGCGGACACGACGCTGGATGGCTACGGATTGCCCAAGAACCAGCGGGAGCGGCTTGCCCTCCTTCGGAATATCTGTGAGACCATGCACACCAAGATTGACGAAGTGTTTGGCGCCGGCACCTCCGAAATGGTCTTTGGCGGTGCGCTGGATCTTGACGCTATTTGGCAGTTCTTTGATGGCATTGCCCCCGAGATGGGCGAGGCCCAGAAGGATCGGATCAAGAAGTACACCCAGCGCAACGGAAACCGGGCACAGCGTCGGGCGCTGCGTAAATGATGACCCCGCTGGCCGATGGCTTCCCCACGGCCGTGGTTGTGGGCGGTGCGGAGTATGATGTCAACACAGACTTCCGCACCGCCCTAAACATTATGGAGGCATGGGAGGATCCTGGCTTGACCTGGCTGGACAAGCAGGATGTCACCCTCGCCCTGTTGTATGGTGACAATATCCCGCCTGACCCTGTGGAAGCCTTTGATATGGCTCGTTTTTTCCTGGACTGCGGTGAGGAGCCGAAGCCCAAGGAAGAGGACAGCGAGGACTTGGGTCGCTTATATTCCTTCACCTATGACGGTAAGTACATCTATTCTGCCATCCACATGACCCACGGCATTGATCTGGACGCTGTGAAGTATATGCACTGGTGGAAATTCTGCTACCTGTTGCAGGATTTGAGTGAAGATTGCTATTTCCAGCGGATGATCTACCTCCGGGCGCAGAAGGCCCGGGGAAAACTTACCAAAGAAGAAAAGGAAGAATGGCGGCGCAATGAAGCCATTCTTCTGCTCCCGGAAAATAGAGACCCAGAGGCCGAGGCCGCCAATGCCGACTTCATGGCGAAGTACCAAGCGGCAAAGGAGAGGAGGGCCAAACAATAGAAAAGAAAAATGTGATTTGTCCTTACTGCGGTTACCGTATGCCGGCCCAATACACCCCTGACGCCATCTGCAAGGGGTTGTGGCTGAAATGCAAAGGTCGGCAGTGTGGAAGGACATTTGAAGTGAACCTGCCCCAGGAAGGGGAAAAGAAAGGTCAGTAGTGCCCAAGTGCCGAGACCGCCAGTGAGGTGGTACCAGTGGGCGCAAAAGGGCAAGGCATTAAAATCAAGATCAACTGCGATATTCGTGGGGCTGAGAAAGCAATGGAGCGGCTGGACAGCCAGATGGCCAAGCTCCAAAAGGCCGAGCGCAAGGTTGGTCATATCAATTCCAACTATCAACAGTTGGGGGCGGAAGCCCGGAAAGCATACGCTGAGGCAGAAAAGGCCCTGAAGAAATACCAGAACGCCGAAGCCAAAGCCGAGCGCCGGAGTTCTTTCGTCAGACAAAAAGCCATTGTGAAGGATCCCAATGCGACTGAAGCAGACATTGACGCTGCGGTGGTAAACGATGGGACTTTTGTCAATCTGTCGGCAAGTGCTGGAGAGGCTCATGCCCGCTATATTGAACTGACGGCCCAGGCGGAGCGCCTGTCCCAGAAGCATGAGCGGCTGGCGGGCACCCTTCAGAAAGCCCGCCAAGAGTTGGCTTCCGAGAGAGGGGCCATGAATGCACTCCAGGCCGAGGTCAACCGAACCGACTTTGTACTGGATCGCTTCAAGGGGGTCTTCTCCGAAATTGGACGGCGGATTGGGGCGACCTTCCAGGCTGGTGCAGATAAGGCAAAGGGAGCCATAGCTTCCCTCCCAAAAGCTGTTGCTGGTGTGGTGAAAAATGCAGCGTCCGCTTTTTCGTCTGGTATGAAGAAGATGGGCAGTGCGGCGGTTGGCTTGGCCAAGAATGTGGCAAAAACTTCTGCCCGTCTGCTGGTATTCCATCGGACTACCCAAAAGAGCGGCGGTGCAGTCCAGGGCTTTTCCAATGCTATCATCAAACTGGGCACCATGTTGAAAATGCTGGTGATCCGTCAGGCGATGAGGGCTATGGTAAAGGCCGCCAAAGAGGGCTTTGAAAATTTGGCACAGTATTCTACCGAGTGCAACGCCAATATGTCGGCCCTTATGTCCAGCATGACCCAACTGAAAAATAGTTTTGCGGCTGCCTTTTCGCCTATCCTGTCGGTGGTCACGCCCGCTCTTTCCGCTTTTATCAGTAAACTGGTAGAGGCTGTGTCCTGCGTTGGCGCCCTCTTCGCTGCTTTGTCTGGGTCAAAAACCTTTACCAAGGCGGCGGCCGTTACAGAGGATTATGCCGCCTCTTTGGAGGACGCAGACAGCGCAGCAAAGAATGGCAAAAAAGCCTTCAGCTTTGATAATCTGAACCAGCTCCAAGGGTCTGCCGGCGGTGGAGGGTATAGCGGCCCCACGCCAACGGAAATGTTTGAAGAGGTAGATGTACCTACCTGGATCAGTGGTTTGGTTGACCTTATCAAGGGCCAGGACTGGGATGGCGTTGGTGAGTATATCGCTGGGGCTATCAACCGGGGCATGATGACCCTGAAGGATCTAATTTCTTGGGATAATGCTGGAGGTGCCATTTCCGGGTTTGTGTCCGGGCTGACCAGTACCATCAATTCTTTGGTATCCAATATCAGTTGGGAGACCATCGGGGCCACCTTCGGCACCGGGGTCAATACCCTGGTCAATACCCTGTATCTGCTCTTCACCGGGATCAACTGGTACAACCTGGGGGCTTCCATAGCAACCGGGCTTAATTCCATGATCCTCACTATTGACTGGTACCATCTGGGCAAAACTATGGCGGCTTGGCTCAATATTGCCATTAACACCGCACTTGGTTTTGTGCAGACATTCAACTGGGCTTCGGCGGGCCAGAAATTGGCCACGGCCTTGAATGGCATGATCCTGTCCATTAACTGGGCGGGTCTCGGTTCCTTGATAAGCGGCCTTTTAGCGGGGGCACTTATTTTTATTTTCACCGCAATCGGTACCTTTGACTGGGCAGGAGCAGTTGCAAAACTCTCCGAAGCGGTCTTTGGTTTTGTTGGTGGCGTGGACTGGGGCGCCCTGGGTCAAATAATGAGTACCAATCTAATCACCGCAATCCAAGGCCTTACCCAGGGCATTGCAGCGGTGGACTGGGCAACTCTGACTTTGAACTTGTGGACGGCGTTCAAGGACTGGTTTACCAATGTTGACTGGGGCGGTCTGGCTGGCTCCCTGGCGGAATTGATTGGGGCAATGCTGGGGGCAACCGTCGCAACGGTGATAACCCTTGTGTCTGAAATTTTTTCAGACCTTTGGAGCGTTGTCAAAGAGAACTTCACCGAAAATGGCAAGTTTACCTGGGAGGGCTTCAAAGAGGGCCTTTTGAGCGGCATTGCGGGTATTGCCTCCTGGATCAATGACCACATCTTCCAGCCGTTTATTACTGGCTTCAAAAATGCCTTTGGGATCCACAGCCCCTCCACCGTTATGGCGGAAATGGGCGTATTTATCATTGACGGCCTGAAAAATGGTTTGTCTGGCCTTTGGGATGGGGTCAAGGGCTTCTTTACTGGGGCGATAGATGGTATCAAGGAAACCTTCAGTCTGGATACTTTGAAGACCATCGGCTCCAATGCAGTGACCGGCATGGTGAACGGCTTGAAGTCTATCGGTACGAAAGCGACCGAGTGGGGTTCTGGGATCCTGGGGAACATCCGCAATGCCCTGGGTATCCATTCCCCCTCCACCGAGACCGAAGAAGTGGGCGAGTACACGGTGGCCGGCTATATCAACGGTCTTAACCGTCAATCGCCGCTTCTTATGTCGGCTCTGGGGCGTATTACGGATGGCGTTATTGAGTTGCTTATGACTACGGCCAAGAACCTTTTCAATGCTCAGACGAACGCCCAGAGTGACGCTACGGTGTCCCTGACCGCATGGATGACGCTGGTAAAGTCTATGTTCACCAACTTCTACACTGACCTGACCGTGATGGCCAATACATGGGCTTCTAACCTTCAGGAGCGGTTGAACAGCATGGTGGCCGCTGCCCAAGCAGCGGCCCGGGAAATCGCCTCTGCTATGTCGTCCTCGGCCAGCGTATCCTCGGGGGCGTCCCGTTCTGGCTCCAGTTCCCGGGCTTCCAGTTCGACCGGCGGCGCCCGGGCGATTTCTGCCCGGGCGCAGGGCGTTACCCTGAATGTCCCTGCTTATGCTACCGGGAAGGTGCTTCCTGCGAATAATCCCCATTTGGCCATTGTGGGTGACCAGCGCAAAGGCACCAATATTGAAACCCAGATCACCACGATGATGGAAGCCATGCGGCGGGTCATGCGTGAGGGAGACGGTGGCGGCTCCAACAGGCCGCTGGAACTCAACCTGTATCTGGATACTGGTGTACGGCTTGGGCGGGCATTTCTGCCCTCCATCAAGGAGGCTGTGGCGTCCAGCAGCGTGACCATGACAGCGAGGGGGTAAATGCTATATGTCCAGACCTATTGTGTTTTGGGTAGATGGCCGGGCTTATAAAGTACAGGTGAAAACAATCAAGCGGCACGGCGTTGTTACTGACGGTAAGAACGCCGGCCGCTTGGATGTTTCCTATGAAATGGATAGAGAGGTCATCGGCACCTTCTACAACTACGATATGGAGCTGAAGACCGAAGACCTGAACTTTGAAGAGTATGACGAACTGTATGAAATCCTGACCGACCCGGATAAAGAGTTCCACACGGTCAAACTCCCTTATGCCCAAGGGTATTTGACCTTTGAGGCCTATACCACCCAAGTGGATGACGAGTTGGATCTGATGACTGAAGACAACAACCTATGGACTAACATGGTTTTCCAGTTTGTCGCCAAGAAGCCCCAGAGGGAGGCGAGTTAATGGCGTGGCCCAAAATCGTATATGAAGATGTGCCGGTGGGCGCCCAAGACCATACCATTGTGACCGCCGAAGATAGGCAACCTTGGTGTGACCCCCAAAGTATGCTGGAGGAGATAGCCACGCCGCAGGTGGCCACCCTGGAAGAGGATTACTGGGTGCTGGGCAAGAACTTCCGCTTTTTCCCGGATACGCCGACCGCTTATGACTGGGGCTGGTGGTCTTCTTCCATGTGTGACGAAAACGGCGACTTTGCCACCCCGCCGGCTATGGAGTGGACACTGGAGGGCGGTCTGTTTACCTGTATCGGGCTGACCTTCACCTTCGACCCCTATGGCCCGACTTGGCCCACTTGGATGAAGGTGCAGTGGTACCGGGATGACGAATTGTTGGCCGACAAGGTATTCCATCCCAATGGCTACCAGTATTCGGCCTTTAACACGGTGCGACTGTTCAATCGGCTGGTGATCTCCTTTGACCACATGACCCACGGATACCGCTATCTGAAGGTGCAGCGGGGGATTTACGGCATAGTTCGCACCTTTGGCAAGGATGAATACTCCAACGCTTCTATTTACGAAGCTGTCAACCTCATATCCAACGAACTGGAAATTGGCGATCTGGTTTTCAATGTTCGCAACCTGTCCACTTTGCCCTTCTCGTTCCTGCGGAAGCAACAGTTGGCAGTGTATCACGGTGATACCTTCCTTGGCCTTCGGTTCATCACGGCTCACTATGAAATGAGCGATGGCCGGTATAAAATCACGGCCCAAGATTATTTGGGGCTGCTGTCGGACAGCGGTGACCACTTTGGCGGCGTGTACGATGGGGAGCTGTCGGAGGATGTTCTGGCGGATATTTTGGGTGATGATATACCATACACCCTGGATGATGAATTGAAGGGCATACCGATCTATGGCTGGCTCCCCAAGGCCTCCAGACTTGACAATCTGGCCCGGGTGCTGTTTGCGATTGGCGGGTGTGCCTCCACTTTCTGCTCCCGGGTGCTGCGGCTCTTCAGGCCCAAAACCTCTGAAACAGCAATCCCCATTTCTTTGAGTGGACGCACCAGAACCGGGACAACGGTACACACTGACAACGGTACACACTGACAAAGTGGTTACCGGCGTCCAAGTA